CGAAGCGGGTGAAGAAGGAGAAGATCCACGAAATTTTGAGGAAGCTCAAACTGTCGAAGATGTATGATCATGTGCAACAGATCAAGAATCGGATTCACCAGCAAATGACGATGTTGACGCTCTCGAAGGAGATGGAGGAGAAGCTGCAGTTCATGTTCAAGGAGATTCAGCCGGCGTTCATCAAATACTGTCCGAAGGGCCGCTCGAACTTTTTGTCGTATCCGTATGTGCTCTACAAGCTCTGTCAGCTGTTGGAGATGGATGAGTTTTTGCCGTGCTTCCAGCTGTTGAAGTCGCGGGAGAAGCTGTATCAACAGGATCAGGTGTGGCAGCAGATTTGTAGGGAGATGGGTTGGCAGTTTATTCGGTCTATCTAGTTCGGTCGGTCTAGTTGCGACGACTCTTACGTTGCTTACGTTGTTGTTGTCTTTTCTGCCTGCGTGTTTTTCTCCAGCCGCCTTTTGCACCGCCTCGCCTGGAACCTCCTACCGCACTAGACGCAGCGCCTCCGCCAGAACCGCATCAATGACATCCGCCGGGATGTCCGTATTCTCCTTGGCCTGGAACTGCGCGAGCCATTCATTAAAGTGGTTGATCTTCTTATAGGCAAAATACGTGATTTCACGGGGCGGATCCTTGTAGCTCGGTTTCTCCGAATCGACCAAGATGAACTCTTCATGTCCGCATTCGGGGCACCCCAGAAGCGCCTCATTCTGGTAAAACGTCATTTCCACATCGCAGGCCGGGCAGGTCCCCCACCCCGGCTCAATGCCGGAGCCGGGCATGATGCCGCTTTTGATGGCGCCGGGATCCACAATGGACAAGTAGCGTTCCAACATTCGTTCCCGCTGCAGTCCCTCTGCCGAGTTCAAGGTGCTGGCCGATTCTTGAGCCCGCACAGGAGCCAGAGAGCGGGGTGACGGCATCTTCGCCTCTTCCGCAGTAAAATAGCTGAGGACAGAGTTGGCGGGCATCCGCATTGTAACAACATCGCGCTCCGTAGAGGAGGGACTGCCTGTTGCCAAGGTTTCCTGGGCATCATAATACTGAAACAACATATCGCCAACATCCAGAAAGTAGTTGAGGCGATCCTTGTCGGCGCGCAGTCGCTCAATGCGCCCCCTCAGAGCCTCGATTTGATCCGCAAGCTGTCGGGCCTCATCGCTGAAGGGAGCCGCATCGGGAGCCCGTTCCTCAAGAGTAGATAACTCCTCTCCCAGCAGATCGAGTGATTGTTTTTCAGTATGAAACGTCGCGATTTTGGACTGATGATGCGCTTCGAGTGTTGTTGAACGCGGTGCTACACATTTCGTATCAGGGACTACGTCACTTACAAGAAAATCCTGCAGCTGCTGCATTCTATTCAGAAGAAGATAGGAATCTTTAACCTTGGAGGATTTCCCCCGGTACTTCCCGGCCAGGGCGAATGTTCCCGGAATTGGTCCAAATTATTTTCGGAGGCTGGAGTATAACGAATGTCCGGTGGTGGTTTAATGCAGCTCGTCGCCTATGGTGCACAGGATGTCTACCTGACATCGAACCCTCAGGTTACGCTCTTTAAGCAGCTCTACCGCCGCCACTCGAACTTCGCCATGGAGTCCATCGAGCAGACCTTCAACGGTGTTGCCAACTTTGGCAAGCGTGTTACCTGCACGATCTCCCGTAACGGCGATCTGATCTACCGTATCTACCTCCAGGCCACTCTCCCCCAGGTTTCCCTGACCTCTGCGGATGGCACTGCCACCCAGTTCCGCTGGCTCAACTGGGTTGGGCACCAGCTCATGGATTACATTGAGGTCGAGATTGGCGGGCAGAAGATCGACAAGCACTATGGCCAGTGGCTCCACATCTGGAACGAGCTCACCCGCCCCGCGGGCAAGCAGGCCGGCTACGCCGAGATGGTTGGCAACGTCCCCGAGCTCGTCAACACGCTCTCCCAGGTGGGCCCCGATGGTGGCTGCGACTCGGCCTGCCTTGGCGGCGAGCCCCACGCCTCGGACGAGGACCGCTCTTGCGCCCCCGAGACCACCCTCTACATCCCTCTCCAGTTCTGGTTCAACCGCCACGCCGGTCTTGCGCTTCCCCTCATCGCGCTCCAGTATCACGAGGTCAAGATCAACATCCAGTTCCAGCCCCTCAACAAGCTGTGCTGGTCCAACAGCCAGGCGGTTGTCGACCGTGTCAACTCCACGGGCCTGGTCGCTGCCTCTCTCTATGTCGACTATATCTACCTCGACACGGAGGAGCGCCGCCGCTTTGCGCAGGTCGCCCACGAGTATCTGATTGAGCAGCTCCAGTTCACTGGCTCTGAGTCCGTTACCAGTTCGGCCAACAAGATCAAGATGTCCTTCAACCACCCTTGCAAGGAGCTCATCTGGGTCACACAGCGCGATTCCTTTACGGCCTGCGATGGCTCTATGGATGTCTACAAGGGCCAGCAGCCGTTCAACTTCTCCGACTGGTTCGACCGGGCGGCGCTCGAGTCCGGCTACTCCATCACCCGTGTCGAGGGTCTGGCGGGCAAGAACCCCACGGCCGTTGCCAAGATCCAGCTCAACGGCCACGATCGCTTCTCCGAACGCGATGGCCCCTACTTCAACTTGGTCCAGCCCTACCAGCACCACACCAATATCCCCGCGGTCGGCATCAACGTCTACTCCTTCGCGCTCAACCCCGAGGACCACCAGCCCAGCGGCACCTGCAACTTCTCCCGTATTGACAACGCCACGCTCAACCTCACACTGTCCAACAACACGGTCGGTGCGGACAAGACGGCCACGGTCAATGTCTATGCGACCAACTACAACGTTCTCCGTATCATGTCGGGAATGGGGGGACTTGCATATTCCAACTAAGAACCTTACAAAAAATGTTATGTACCTTACAAATTTTGTCATAAAGTCATCAAAATGAAAACTTTATGACAAAAAGGTGACTCGGAACTGGGGACGAAAATGACCCCGGTAATTAGATGGCCTGTAAAGCAACCATTCACGAAGGGGCTCGAAAAGGCAGCACCTGCCAGTTTCCTGCGAAGGCGAATGGCTACTGTGGTCGTCACGAACGCTACAAGCTCTATGATGATGGAGTCGTCGATGGAAAGAAATGGTGCAGATTCTTCTTTCGTGGGTGCAATAATGAAGTGGCAGAGGGAAGACTCTCTTGCTTAGACTGCAAACCTCCTGTGGATCCGTGCGGGCATGAAGACTGCAGTTTTAAAAAGAAAAAAGACGAAAAATACTGTGGCAAGCACCATAGGGATGTGTATCGCGATGAGGAGAAGTTAAAAGGTATAATCTACTGTGATATTGATCGTGGCTGCTTTAATGTGTGTGATCCAGGCTACAAAACCTGTGCACCTTGCCTATGCAAGCAGGCTGAAAAGGATAATGAACAATATGCAGAAAAGAAAAAACTCCATCTACAGATCCGTGATGCAGGTGATAAGCAGCAAGAGCACCAGCTATGTGTAAAATGCTCAAAAGACTTCCCAACGTTCTTAACACATGCAAATAAGGTAAGCCAACTCTGTAAACATTGTAATGAGAAACAGCATAATCTCGACGATGAGCGTAGTGATAGAGGAAGAAATTTTAAAGCGGAAAGGAGTAAAAATATGGATTGTTATATTAAAGAATATTTTAGAAATGCCTTAAAGCGTGGCATAGAATACTTACTAACTGCAAATGAATTTGAGACAATAGTAAAGAAACCATGCCATTATTGCAATCACTATAAGGAAGATGAGGTGATTGGGATTGACCGTGTAGATAATAAGAAGGGCTACATCTCAACTAACGTAGTGCCTTGCTGTGAGCTGTGCAATAATATGAAGTATACTTTCCCGGTTGATCTCTTCTTAAAAATATGCAGTTGCATAGCCACAGCTACGGTATTTACGAAGGAAGATTCTAAAAAATGGCCCATGACATGTAATCGTGGAGTCGCTCGATATTCGCATTATATAGGGGGTGCATTCAAACGATTATTAGTATTCGCACTATCGCGAGAACAATTCCTCGAAATAATTAAAAGACCATGCTATTTGTGTGGCTATACTGGCACTGTAGGTATCGATCGGAAGAATAATAAGATAGGCTATACTATTCAGAATGCCTCCCCCTGCTGTCAAATATGTAACTACATGAAAGGAGACCTGGACTATGATACTTTTATAGAACATGTGAAGAAGATTCATAGTGCATCAAATGGAGATCTAATAGAATTAATTCCTGCTGAAGAAGTGCATACTAGGGCCAAAAAAATATTTAAAAAGGTAGTAGAACCAGTGCTACCCACAGTCCTACCAACGGTCCTACCAACGGTTCTACCATCGACCCTACCCACAGTTCTACCCATAGTTCTACCAACCGCAGTCTCACTGCCAGCTCAAGAAGTAGAAGCTCTACCTTCAAAACTAATAAAGCCTCCTCCAAAAATATGGAAGGCAACTGCACTGTACACAGCTATTCTTGATAAAACAGATGGACCCTACCTCACCCTTAACGCAGCTGTACTTACAGAAGCAGAATTTACGAAATTTAAGCAGACTCTAAAAGATCTTAAAAAGGAGGAAGCCACTGGACTAATTAAAACATTTATGGGCAAACTCAATAAACGCAGAAAGCGACTGTAAAAGTTGAATCCCGGCAATCTGCCTTTTCACACAGTACGATGCCCTATTATTTTTACGACGGAACATTTCAAGACTATCTGCCGCCGCCCTCTGTGGATGTGCACGAAGTTCCGGTTTTCTTTGAGGACTATGAGCTCCCTGGACTGGTAGCAAGAATAGGAGCCTACAAGGAGGGTGGGCCGTACAGCCTCAACCTGGACTGGGGCTTCAATCTTCCTGAGGCCGCCACGCTGATCCTTCGGGAAAAGAATCGGCTCAAGGTCGGTGAATGGGTGGGCGGCATTGTCTGCAGCTCCGATCGCTGTGTCTTGACGAAGCGCTACCACTAAAAGTTGAATCCGTTGACCGCGTCACCAATTCCAGCCACGATCGCCCCAATGAGAATGGATGATTATCACTATGAAAGAATTGACGAATATATCCAATGCCCGGCCGTGGATGTGCATCACGTGCCAGTGGAGTTTGAAGGGTACCGGATTCCCAGACTCTTTGCTCTAATAGGGGCCTACCGTGAAGGATGTACCTACACTATTGTAAATCGCAGCATCGGCAAATACGCAACAGAGACCCTGCAGGCACGGGGGCGCCTGCCGCCCTTTGAGCGTGTCGGTAATCCAGATTGTAGGCGCGGCCTGTGCATCTTGACAGGGCGTTATTCAGATGCGCCAGAATGGCGACAGGCCACTCTCCTTGTGCCGGATGCAGCCCGAGCCTTTTCGCGGAAAAAGCGGCAATTGGATTATGAGCGCAAGGGAGTCGCAGCATGGTCGGCCCAAAAGGATCTGGCGACAGAACTCCAGTATCTGATTGAACAGTTTGTTGGACCGGCTCCGAACTGGTCAACCTGGCTACTAAAAGTGACTAAGACCTCAACAGCCTAGAAGGTAGTATGACACCCATTGACATTGACTTTGACACCGCCTCCGCAGCCTGGATGGCCAACAAGATTCGCAAAGGCCCGATGTTGTATTATGCATGCACTGAGATACAACAGAATGGAAAGCCGTGCCCTCATGCTGCAGTTCAAGAGCCCGGCATTGAAATCCATCGCTGCAAACGACACAGAGGGTTAAACACAAAGAACATACATAGCAATACATGCTAAACATCATAGCAGCTGTTCTGTGCTATGATATTTGGTTCTATATCTCTCATCGAATTTTGCATAGTCGAGACTTCTATTTCTATCATCGGATTCATCACGAATTTCAGGAGCCGACCTGGCGGGATACCTATCACGGGCATTGGATTGAAAGTCTATTTCAGAGTCTCGGGACAGTTGCTCCGACCCTCTGGCTCTCCTACTCCTTGATGGACTGGTTGCTCATTATCTTGTTGCTTAATGTAAGAGGCATGATGCGTCATGATGCACGGTTCACCTGGCTCTTGGGAAATCATCATCTTCTGCACCACCGATATCCCGGCTTCAACTACGGGGAGAAGTGGCTGGATCGCCTCTGTCACACTCACTACCCCCATGTGGAAGAATGCGTGGAGGGTCTGATCCCGTGTAACTAATCAAGGGTCTCATTGAAGAGAGTCTTATTCACTAGATTGCTCCAACACCTCAATCTCAGGATGCTCCGCCATCAGAAGCGACAGTGCATGCGTCCGGCGTTCCAGCCAGGTGTCCCCCGGTGCCTGCCGCGTGAGATACTTCCATCGCCACTCAAATTGCAGCGCCGGCACTTCGGAAGCAAACTGCCCGATCAAAAAGACACGACGCCAGGACCGCCCCTTCGTGGCCCGTGCCCCTCCCACCAGCTCCCCATTGTGTTGCCGTAACCGACGATCCGGATTTACCGTGGCCCCGACATACGTCTTCTTGCGATCCGTAGAGGCCAACATGTAGCAATACCAGAGTGTTTCTTCTTCAGACATGCTCTAGTAACGGTCGGCGATTTAAAACCGACCGAGTTGTAGGATGTCCTTCCGCTGTGCGGTCTATACTACAAATCCAACCACTCGTTGGCCAACGCAATCCTTTCCCAAATCCTTATTTCCAACGTGGTCCGGTCAGAGGCTCACCGCTGCACAAACGGCGTGGAACTACTATGAACAAGTGGAAGCAGCGGATGCAGCGCTACGATTCACCGCAACCTCTCCGACTATCACATGGACCCCATTCGATACACAATCCGCCCGACAGCGCTACACCTATGGGAAATGGCTCCATCAGCAGGCCTGTAGCAAGACGGGCACCTGCAATATCAACTGGATCTCCCAGCGTGATCTAGGCTATTCGGCGATCCCTCTGACCACAATCTGGCCACCCCTATGCCCTGCCTGTAGTCCAGGCCCACCGACTCCTCCATGTCCTTATTCATAACCACCTAGTAGATGAACGCCTGGCTCACAGCGCTTCTTGCACTCCTGGGCCTGGCAGCCCTACTTACAGCGGTCTATCTCTGGACTATCCGACCTCCAATCCCCTATACCGCAGAGGAAGTGCGGGCCGGTCTGCATTACAATACGATTGACCATGTGATCGATGTGCGGGGCCAAGAAGAATGGGCCGAAGGTCATTATTCCGGTGCCTATCATCTTCCGCTGAAACAACTGATCTCCTCCTTGCCACAAACGTTTCACGATCGGAGTAAACGGCTTCTTTTCTATGGGTCAGCTGCGCACGCCTACAGAGCCTCCCAAGTCGCCCAAGACCTTGGCTATACGCGGATCGGCTATTTAACACAGGGATCCTACAAGGGATTTGAACACCGAGGATCCCCCATTCGCCACGAGATGTAAATGGCCATAAATGTGAATCCTCATTGACAGCCGATAGAGCGCATTACACGATGATATCCATGGACTATTACTTCTTAGGCACTGCATTCCTTCTTCTGATGGCAGTGGTATGGATTCCTCCCCGCCCGCTTCAAACAAAAGCGGAAAAGTTCAGGCGATTGGAAGAAATCTGTATTCATGATCGCACCATCTCTCTTCGCCTACCCGTTAGCGCCAAAGACGCGGCGGATCAGCCCACTCTCTCACCTGCCGTGCATCCGCTACACGAATCCACGGCACCCGTGTGTTGATGAGATCGTGATCAAATCGGAAGAACGATTCACCACTGGACCCCTTGACAGCCCCTGCAAAGCCCCAATCCCCCTGAAAACTGGGAATCCCAATGCGATAAAATCCAGCAGGCGTAAACAACAGTCCGGCTACAGCGGCAGTTGCACGCACGCGTTCAAATCCGGGCCCATAGCGAGACCGCGATGCTACAGGTGATACTGGCCCCACATGGGTCACAATGCGGCCCCCCGTCACCAGATGGCTCGACAAATCAGACCAGAAAGACGTTGAATAGAGATACCCCGTGTCGCCATCGGGATCTGGTAGATCCAAGATGATGACATCGTAGTTCCCCGCCCTTTGCAGAAAGGTGCAAATATCTTCTGCATAGAAGTGCACACGGGGATCCTTACGAACTCCCAGGGCCCAGTTCAAATACCGTTCGCAAAGATCCACGAGTTCGCCGTCAATGTCGACCCAATCCACACTGACATTTCGCCATCCCAACACTTCACGGACAGTAGCACCTTCCCCTCCCCCCACCACGAGGACTTTGAGAGGCGTTCCAAACTCTGATGCAGCAGACGCCATTACGGGGTGCACAAGTGTCTCATGATAGATATGTTCGTCGCTGGAGGCGCTCTGCAGTTCGCCATCCAAGAAGAGAAGACGGCCATAGGCGGGTGATTCGGCAATCAGAACCGATGGACAGGCCGCTGTTGATCCGCTCCAGAGTGTCATATCCAGCCGGTAGGTCGTCACTGCATCAGATTCGCTGAGTTCGGTAAACGTGGACATTATGATTCTTGTTGGTAGGCGGGGGGAGTGCTGTCATGTTTTCGTATTTTCAGCCTCTATGATAGGGAGCATGGGCGGAGTAGTGAGTGCCGCGGTCGAATACGATGCCTTTTGGATGCTGAACTCACTAGTCAATCAATACCAGTGGCATTGTATCGGCATTTACAACAAACTGAAACCAGCTGCAAAGCCTAGACTTCATTACAAGCCGATTGTCTGGTCCATGAATCGCTTGGTCTATACGCCGGCCGATGATGACGTCATCATCACTCTAAAAGACTTTGTTAAACCGTTCCCCGGCATTGGGGCCTTTAGTGGATGGTTTTCCACGTTCAAGTCATACGTGGGGCCGAATACGATACAAGCCGCCGGTCAAAAGGGAGGAGGAGCACTAGGGGATGTTTTGTTAGGTGCAGGAGTTGTAGGCGGCTATTCGATCGGACGTTCCTTCCAGCTGCTGAATGGGATTTGGAACACCTTTCGCTGGTATCTGCTTGAACTCCGCCGGCTGCGCCATGATCCAGAAGTGACTGGCATGGAGCACACCTATGTGTCCACTGCTGCCGCGGGGCCTGTTGGAAAAATACTCAGGGGGCGGGATATGTTTCGACCCATTGACGATCCGGTCCTGAATGGACTGGAGAATGATCCGCCTCTCCAACGATTTATTGATGAAATTCATTCTGGGATGCAGCAGATGCGACGTGCAAGTTCCAATACAACAAATACAACAAGGCGCCGATCCTCCTCCGAAGGGAAGCGGCGACGACAAACTGCATCAAATAGATTAAGATACAGGTCCTAAGTAGGATGGAGGCACATATGATGGTGCAACGGATTGAGCAGCGAGCTGGTGAGAAGCCCGTGGCCATTGTGAAGCGTGCTGACTATGTAAATGGGCATCTAAGAAAATCGGTGAAAGTTTACAATGGAAATCGCTGGGTTTCTACTGGAATGGTGCCTACCGAACGGGTCTCTACCGAACGGGTCCCTACCGAACGGGTCTCTACCAGAAGGGTCCCTATCAATAAGGTTCGTAATACACAGAAGAAGCAGAAGAAGCAGAAGAAGCAGAAGAAGCAGAAGTAAAGTGCTTCCTGCACACCGGCTGATACAACTCCGACCCTCCCACTGTAACCCTATCTGCACGCTCTTTCAAAGAGCGCGTAAATATGGCAGGAGTCCCATCATTACACGGAATGCAAAGCGCCGTCTTCTTCTCCACGGAATCCGCCTGTGCACAGAGTGCAAGAAATCCCATAAACGGTTTCCGATCTGCATCCGAGTCGAGTCCCACGAGCACCACATCCTTTTGGAGTCCATCGACTGCCACTTTTACAAAGTGTTCTAGATCTCCCGATCCTTCACTAAAGAACTGGGCTTCATCGAGCACAATAAGCCGGGCCCGTATAAATTCTGGCCATTTCATGACGTCCAGAAGTTCATTAGGTTTAATAGCACGGGCTGGCACAGAGAGGCGATCGTGATTAATGATGGCGCCGACAGAGTCCTGAGACTGATAACGATCATCCATCACTGTGGTAAGAACGAGCGTGGCGCGGCCCAGGCAGGTGTAGCGGCGGACAATGGATTGGATTTCACTGGTCTTTCCAGCAAACATGGGGCCCATCACAATACGGAGACTCATCGTGTGTTGGACCTTTGATTACGGGCCAGGGCTTCAAGTTTACTTATGCCTTTATAATAATAAAAAACTGCGTTCAAAAATACCTAAACTTGACCGCGCCTCCCCACTACTTTAAAAACAACAGAAGTTATCAGATATGCCGACCTTATTACACAGTTCCGAAACCGAGTCGCTGGTTGGCATCCAGTTTTCCGTCTTTGGGCCGGAAGAAATTGTCCGGCGTTCCGTGGTGGAGGTTACGACGTCCAACACCCAGGAGGGAAAGATCGGGGGGTTAGCGGATCCCCGCATGGGCGTCCTTGAGAATGGCAAACTCTGTCGTTCCTGCGGTCTTAACAATCACGGCTGCCCGGGGCACTTTGGCCATCATCGCCTGGCCCGCCCAGTTTATCAATATCAGTTTTTCAAGATGATTCAGAAGATTCTGCGCTGCGTATGCGTCAAGTGTGGCAAGCTCCTCATCAACAAGGAAACGGCCAAGGGCATGAAGCGCTCCAAGGGTGAGAATCGCTGGAAGGCAGTCCTCACTGCATGCCAGGAAGTGACCCGCTGTGGTGAGCAGACAGAGGACGGCTGTGGCGCACGCCAGCCCCACCGCTATCATGACGAAGATCTCTGTCGCATTGTAGCAGAATGGAAGGGGCTGCCCCCGTCAGAGGCTGCAGCAGGGGCCGTAGCAGCAGCAGCAGCTCCCTCAGAATCCTCCTCCACTCGTCGTTTCCTGGAGCCAGAGTATGTCTACCGCCTCCTACGCCGCATCAGCGATGAAGATGTCGATTTCATGGGATTCAATCGTCTCTGGTGTCGCCCCGATTGGATGATGTGCACGGTGTTGGCCATCCCGCCCCCGCAAGTCCGCCCCTCCGTGCTCCAGGATAACAATCAGCGATCAGAAGACGACTTGACCCAGAAGCTCATTGACATTATTAAAGCCAACACGACACTCGCGGAGAAGATTGCCAAGAAGTCGACGAAGCGTGCGATCGATGAATGGTGGATGGTGCTCCAGTATCACATTGCCACGCTGGTGAATAACGATATCCCGGGCGTAGCACAGTCGGCCCAGCGCTCCGGTCGCCCTCTCAAATCCCTGCAGCAGCGCCTAGGATCAAAGGAGGGTCGCATCCGCAACAACTTGCAGGGCAAGCGTGTAGAGTTCTCTGCACGTTCCGTCATTACGCCGGATCCAAACATCTCAGTGGGCGAGCTCGGTGTGCCAACGAAGGTGGCAACGAATCTCACGTTCCCAGAGCGCGTGACGGCCTTCAATATTGATCGCCTGTATGCGCTGGTGCAGAATGGGCCGGATGTCTATCCGGGTGCCAAGTCCATTCAGCGGCTCGATGGTCGCAGCATCAGCCTCAAGCATGTGAATACGAAGAAGGAGATCCTATACGAGGGCGACATTGTGCACCGTCATCTGCTCGACGGTGATCCGGTGCTCTTCAATCGTCAGCCGTCCCTGCACCGCATGTCGATGATGTGCCACCGCGTGCGGGTCCTGCCCTATTCTACATTCCGCCTCAATGTATCCGTAACAAAACCCTATAACGCTGATTAACAAAGAAGCAAAAGTGATGGCAGATGCCACTGGATAAATCTGTATTATATTAGTAGAATGGGATCAATCTACAAACTAACATGTGTGCCAACCGGGCTAAGCTACGTGGGTCAAACACGCGACACTAAGACAAAGGCAGGGAAACCTTACGCCTATGGAGTCAAAGGTCGCTGGAATGATCACGTTAGCTGCCCCAGTTCTACACCTCTGGGTTCTGCAATCCATATTCACGGCCCCGGCGCTTTCAAGGTAGAGACTTTGGAGCCCGGTCTTCCAGAAGATCGTCTGGATGAACGGGAGGCCTATTGGATCGACACGCTCAATACACGAACACCGAATGGTTACAATAAGATGCGCCACGGGCGTTGCCGCCATCGCGAAGAGTCTAGTCTAGCAGACTTCTATGCACCCCGCACAACGGGAGTTCATCTGAAGCAGATTAAACGCGATGGTGCCCCCCATCTTATCTATGCATATCTCCACCAGAAGAGTGGCAAGGATGTGCGAATCGTATTCGGTCAAGGCGACGGTAGCACCTATGCGAAGGCGATCGCTGAGGCAACCGAGTTCTTGAAAGCGTTTGAGGCAGTCCCTATTGAGGCAGATCCGCGAATCTTTAATGAGACAGCTTCCGAGTATGAAACAAAGCTTGTGCGATTTGACGGTGTAACAATCAGTCGAATTCGTGTGGCTAAGTTCAATGCTATGGCAGCCGTATACATTGATAAAGAGCGAATCTGCTTCGGTGGTAAGAAAAGCACGTATGAGCAAGCAGTAGAAAAGGCCCTGGCGTTTGCAAATGCCCTACTTCAGAAACATCCAGAAGCAACTGTCATCGACGATGCGTCGAAGTCAGCAACAGGTGGCTGCTCTTCTAGTTGAGATACAAACTAGGAGGGGAAAACAGTGTAAGTATCTCCGTTGGGTGTTCGTTTTCGTCCGAATATCTGCGATATAACCATCTAGTTTCGTGGGCTCTGCCCACTTAGCGAGACCGTCAAATTCAGGGAAACCCCTAAAGCCAGCCGATACTGAACCTGCGGAGAAAGACCGCGATGGGCTCAGATGTGATCCTGCAAAGGATTGCATCAGACAGTAACAACTCGGATGGATGTGAATACTGGTTTGCTGCGGTAAACCAGTGTAAGCAATGGGCAATCCTGAGCCAGGCTGTTCTGAAAAGAGCAGAAGGTGCAACGACTTGACGTCGGTCGATTCTCTATAGGGCGCTATAGGGAGTTTAAGGTAAAGTCTACTCCTGAGAGAAATTTCAGGTTTACGTCATGAGTGTGACGTAAGGTTCGATGGGGACGAAATGAACATGCATGCGCCGCAGTCCGTAGAGGCGGCAATAGAACTACGCGAAATTGCCGCGGTCGCCAAGCAAATGATCAGCCCCCGTCTGAGCAAGCCATTGGTGTCCGTGGTCCAAGATACACTGGTAGGCGTGAATCGCTTGACGCGACCTACTGAGTTTTTTACACGACGTGAATTTATGAACTTACTAATCCACAGCAAGCGATGGGACGGTGTCATTCCACCTCCCGCCAAGCGCGACCCGGTTCCCCTCTGGTCCGGTCGCCAGGTTGTCAGCGCACTCCTCCCTGCTATTTTCCTCAAGATGGGCAACAAGAAATGGAAGGATGAAATGGGGCGCGACAGCCCTGAGTATGTAGTCATCAACGGTGGCAAGATTGAACAGGGTATCCTGGATGGTGATATCTTTGATAAGGCGTTGATTCACATTCTGTATAATGATTTTACCCCCGAAATGACAGTGGATTTCATCGATGGCCTCCAGGCAGTGGTCGCCACCTATCTGCAGGACTCGGGATTCAGTGTGGGCCTGTCGGATATTGTAGCCGATTCCGAAACACTGAGCACGATCTCTACGGATATGGAGGGCCTGAAGAAGCGCATTGAGGCACTCCAGCTCCAGGTGCACATGGGCCTGTTTGACAATACCTCCGGCCGTTCAAATCAGGAGGAGTTCGAAGGCAAGGTGTTCCAGACGCTCGACAAGATGGTAGAACTAGCAGGCACGACGGGCCTCAAATCGCTCTCCGCCAACAACCGCATGGTGAATATGATTAGTTGCGGTTCCAAGGGTTCCAATGTTAACATTGCGCAGATGATTGCCACGCTAGGCCAACAGTCGATTGAGGGAAAGCGCATCGGCTACGGCTTTCAGGACCGCACGCTGCCCCACTTCAAGCGCTACGATGATGGGGCAGAGGCCCGCGGCTTTATCGAGTCCTCCTTTGTGAAGGGGCTCAGCCCGTCGGAGTTCTATTTTCACGCCATGACCGGTCGTGAGGGTCTGATTGATACGGCTGTTAAGTCTGTCACCGGTGACACCGAGCTTATTATTCAAGAAAATGGAACATATAGTAAAATCCGTATAGGAGATTGGATTGATGCGCAATTGGCAGAACGGTGTGCAGAGGTGCAGCACCACGAAACTGCCCATCTAGAACTGCTAAATCTTTCAAATGACGTAAAGATTCAAACATGTAACGATAACGGGTTTATTTCAGTCGCTGCGGTGACGGCCATCACCCGTCATGACCCTGGTGATACCCTGTATAAGATTGAAACGATCGGGGGACGCAGTGTGATAGTAACTGCGGCAAAGTCATTGATTGTCTTTGATGATGCAACCAATCAATTTCTAGAGAAACTCACAACAGAGGTTCGTGTAGGGGATCGCCTCCCTGCGATCCTGCATGTGGGTGAAACTGTTGCTAGCAGAGATATGATAATTAGGATTACAGAAATCGATGTTCGCCCAGGAACTGAGGGGTTTGCAGCTTACCCAAAGATGTATGATATTACTGTACCTGCTACTCTAAACTTTGCATTGGCAAATGGACTGGTAGTGCGCGATACAGCCGACAGTGGTTATATGCAGCGTCAGCTGGTCAAGGCCATGGAGGATCTCATGGTGTTTCACGATGGCTCGGTGCGCGATGCGGGCGGGCTCGTTGTGCAGTTTGCCTACGGTGACGACGGCACCAGCGCCACCAAGATCGAGAATCAGCCGATCGGGCTCGGCAAGATGAGCGATTCGGAACTCAATGAACAGTTCACGGTCAGCGACGCGGCACCCGAAGCATCCCAAGCCCACCTGGCGGCCATCTTTGAGGATCGCGACATTCTTGTGCGCAACGTCTGGGGTGGCCGTGTAGACAAGATGGTGCAGTCGGCGGTCCATCTTCCACGGCTCATTGCAAACGCGGTCCAGCAGCTCGGCCTCAGCCCCTCCACCGAAGGCAAGGAGCGCGTGTCCGGCGCCCATGTGCTCTCCACAATCGCCCGGATCATTCAGCAGACAAACTCCAACAACCGTCTCTGGGCCGCCCTCCTCCGCTACCACCTCAATCCCCGCGATCTGCAGGGCCTCGGCTTCACCCGTGCAGCATTCGATTGGCTCGCAGAGCAGATTGTTGTAAAACACATGAAATCCTGGGTGGTGCCCGGCGAGATGGCAGGGATCATCGCCGCACAGTCCCTCGGCGAACCCACAACTCAGATGTCGGTTTCATTTTCTACCGTAGTCACGATAGGAAAACTTTCAGGGCCGACCGGAAACGTGACGTCTTATTTTACGGGCAAGGTGGGGTCCTTCGTCGACAAACTGATGAGCGAAAACGCCGCGGCGGTCCGTTTGACCGGCCATGGCCCCGAAAGTAAAGTTCTTGATATTTCACCGGAATATGTGATTATGGGTGTCAGTAATGATGAGAAGACCAGCTGGAAGCCGATCAGTCAGGTTAGTCGCCATCCGGCCAATGGCGGGCTTGTTACGGTCACCACCAAGTCTGGCAGAAAAACGACGGCCACGCTGACGCACTCTTTCCTCAAGCGCACAACGACGGGCATTGCGGAAGTCAAGGGGTCGGACCTGGAGATTGGCCAGCGTATTCCTGTGGCTTGCCGTATTCCTGAGAGCCCGATTGGCTTGAGCTCTTTCAAGGGCTTCACACTTAACAAGGATTTCGGCTGGCTGGTCGGCATTTATCTGGCGGATGGATCCTTCAGCGGCAACACGGTCAAGATCACCAAGATCCACCCGATTGTGGAGGAGCGCATCCGTGCTCTGGCGCCCACCTACAGCTGGACCGTCACAACCCGCCACTACAAGGGTGCCTACGGGCCCTCCAAGGAAACCGTTATCCACAGCAAGCAGCTCAAGGAGGCCCTCCTGGAGCTGGGTGGCACGGGCTCCTACGACAAGTTCATCAGCAGCCACATCTTCCACGCCAAGCGGGACTTTATCGCCGGTGTCCTCAGCGGTTACTTTGACGGCGACGGCAATGTCAATGTCACCCGTCAGCAGATTCGTGTCGGCAGCCGTTCGGAGACCCTCATCCGCGATATTGCGCGCCTCATGGGCTACTGCGGAGTCTTTGCCGCCATCAAGCAGGAGACCTCTATTCGCATCCCGGGTGCGATCATGTACACCGCCAATGTCATTCGCAAGCATGCAGCACAGTTCGAAAAGGTCATTGGGCTCCACCTCCCCGAAAAGGCCGCGGCCCTGACACAGATCGTGACCTACAACAATCGCGCCGACTTTCACAGCCAGAAGGAAGAGTTCGATATGATTCCCGAACTGGGCGAAGTCATTGCAGAGACTGGTCGTCTCCTCAAGATGCCTGGACAGAGTCGCACCTACGGCCGCTGGGCCACCAAGACCGCCATCGGCCGCCGCACGCTGGAGCGCTACATCGGCGATTTTCTGGAGATGATGAAGGTCCACGTGGATCCTGCAGCCGAGATGCAGGTGAAGCGCAACATTGCGATCCTGGAATCCGCCCGCCAGGCCGATGTGATCTGGGACGAAATCGTCGCACTAGATTATCAGGACGATCCGCACGAGCTGGTATACGACTTTACGGTCCCCGGCAATGATTCCTTCATGGTGGATGACAATATCTTCGTGCATAATACTCTGAACTCCGTAGATTGGGATACGGAGATCATGATTGCCAAGGATGGCAAGATCATCACGCCCCGCATCGGCGAGTTCATCGATAACTACATGGACCGCTGTGAGGAGGAGCGCATTCTCAAGATGCCGAATGATCAGCTCTACGTGGCTCTGGACGATGGCCACGACTGGAAGGCTGTTAGCTGCGATGAGAATGGCAAGATGATGTGGACAAAGCTGGAGGCGATTACGAAGCATCCAGTAGTAAACGATGATGGAACAGACACAATACTGGAGGTGACTTTGGAGAGTGGGCGCGTGGTGAAGGCGACGAAGGGGCGCTCCTTCTTAACCTTGCGGGATAACAAGATTGTCGATATGTTGGGGTCCGATCTGAAGGTGGGCGATGTTCTACCAATTGCCAACGATCTGGCGATGGAAGAACTGGGCATCATCGATACACTTGAACTTCGATCAATCCTCCCGCCCACCGAGTGGCTCTACGGGACGGATGTGGCGGCGGCACTGGCCACGATGCTGGCCGCGGATGCTGCTAAGAATCGCCATTGGTTCAGTCACACCAACGGCGTCGAGTTCACGGTGCCCTATGCCCGAAGTGATTCCTTCCGTGCTGCATTCGCGGGCCTCAAGGATGCTCCCGTGGTGGAAGGTGTGGCGACTGCTACCAAGAACATGCATGCCGCTAACGTCAAGCCTGGCTTTGTCTACCCCAAGAAGCTCTGGACGACGATCTCTCAGATCCCTGACACGATCCCCCTCACCCGTGAGTTCGGCTTCTTCTGCGGAGCCTACGTAGCGGAGGGATCCACGAGCCCTACCCAGATTCAGATTACAAATAACGATGATGCCTTCTTGGCCCCTATCCGCACGCTTCTGGATGCGTGGGAGATCGGTCACCATACGGTTTCCAAGGAAGTAACCATTGAAAAGACTGGTATCAAGGGCCGCACGACAAGCCTAATCATCCACTCTACACTGTTGACTGCTGCGATGAAGGCGCTCTTCGGCGGCATAAGCTATGAAAAGACGCTGCCCGACTGGGTGCTGCAGGCACCCGACGACTTTAACAAGGGGCTGATTGATGGATACTTCTGTGGGGATGGCACTGTATCAACCCGCGGAACTATTGCAGCATCTTCTGTCTCAGAGCAGCTTATGATTCGCATGGGTCTGCTGCTGGGTCGCTATAAGATCTTCTGCACACACAGTTCCTACATGCCAGCCCTCAGGAAGTTTGATTCTGTCTCACGATCATATAGCCTACATATCCTAGCCAAGTATTCATCTGTCTTTGCAGATCTATTTACCATGACCCTCAAATATAAGCAAGACCGCATTGAAACAATGAAAACCGCTGTTTCTGATAGGCTATGTCGGAGACTTGAATTTGCCGACACGATTTTAGATCGCGTAAAAAGTATCCGGGATACCCCCCCTAAGGGGGGTCGAGTTTACGACATAACTGTCGAATCCACCAGAAATTTCCTTTCGTGTTCACGAGTCATTCTGAAAGATACTTTCCATCTGTCCGGAGTTGCAGCCAAGTCAGGAATGACGCGGGGTGTGCCCCGTTTGAAGGAGCTGCTCAAGGTGACCCCGAATATCCGTGCCTCCTCTCTGACGATCTACCTGCGCCCTGACCTGCGCACATCCAAGGAGGCTGCCCGTAAGCTAGCGCAGGAGCTCGAGTTCACGATGCTGAAGGACCTCGTGACGGTCAGCCGCATTTACTTTGATCCCCGCGACGCGGACACGCTGATCGCCGAGGATAAGGAATGGCTCTCCTTCTTTGCCGACTTTGAGCAGAGCGATGCCAAGCCCGGTGGTGTCAAGAGCCCGTGGATCATGCGCCTGGAGCTCAATCGTGAGAAGATGTTCAACAAGAATATCACGATGGAGGATGTGCACTTTATGATCCGCAAGTTCAATGGGGAGATTGATGTAACCTATTCGGATCACAATGCGAGCCGCCTGGTATTTCGCGTGCGCCTCACGGCATCGGGCAAAGAGCTCGATGACCTGGCATCGATAAAGCAGATGCAGACAAAGCTGCTGACCTCGGTGTTGGTCCGCGGTCTGCCGGGCCTCAAGGCCGTGACGTTTCGCAAAGTGAGCGATGAGTCCTATGAGAAGAACCCGGAGAATGACAACAAGTATGAGGCAAAGGAGCAGTATGTTCTGGATACACTGGGTTCCAACTTCCTGGATGTTATGATTCATCCATCGGTCGACGGCCAGCGCCTCCTGAGTAACCACGTCCATGATATTTACGAGAATCTCGGCATTGAGGCGGCACGACAGGTTCTCTTCAAGGAGATCTTTACGCTGTTTGAGCAGGCGGCGCCGGTGAACTGCCGCCACGTGGCGCTGCTCTGCGATGCCATCTGCAATCGCGGCCGCATGATGCCGGCGGATCGCAACGGTGTGAATAAGAAAAAGTCCGGGCCGCTGGCGAAGGCGTCCTTTGAGCAGACTGGCGAAATCATGTTGAAGGCGGCAATCTTTGGCGAGATGGACCCTGTAACAGGTGTGAGTGCTAATATCATGACGGGCCAGCCTATTCGCGGCGGCACGAGCTTTACGCAGATGTTGCTGGATGAATCGGCGATGAAAGTGTTTATCAATGAGTCACCGGTCTCGAAGCGCATGATTGAGCGTGCGCCGACACTGGTGCAAAAGGAGATTGAACGGCTCTTGGAGGCGGAGGATTCGGCACCCGGCTGCAGGCAACAAGATCTCCGCATTCCGGCCGCATTGCCATCGGGTTCTGTTCAGACAGGTCCTTCTGAGTTACCGGATATGGAAATTGTGTTGGTGGACGATTAGCAATATAAAAAATAGGATATATGTAAGGATGGCTATTTTGAGCCCGGCAAACGCGGCTACTCTTTTGAATATTGATTTGCGTGTTAAGGCAGATAGATTATTGCAAACATCCTCATGGCAGACTGCCAACCTATCCGCTATGTCGCTAGAGGACAAGAATGATTTGAAAGTTGCTTTATTACATCTAGCGTATCCATCAAAAAAAATGAAAAATTTATATGATGAAGAAGTGGATATAACAGCCTTAAGAGATAGTTTTAAAGATCTTGATACTACTCTACTATTGGGTCCCAGAGAAGCTTTATTATTTTATCTTTTTAAAAATAAATCCCTTGACATTTGGGGTCCGTGGATGAAATCTTTTGAGGAAAACACAGACTTTCAGCGACTAGGATCACCCTTTTTCATGTTCCTTACTGCAGTGGACTCCGATAAAAAAACAGACCCGTCTATAGAAAAAAGATTAGACCTATTATTAACTGCAATTCAAAACGATGAAGTTACGACAAAGTGGTTATTGCATTCCCTGAATCAAAGAGCTAATATTCAGCGCCTAGTTATGCATGGCAGCCCCGTCCTCCAAATTGCACTTCGCAAATATCTGTCAAGTATGATTGATTACCCGGGCATCAACCTGAAAACAAATGCCAATCTTGCACGCTACATAAACAGTCCTGAGCGATTCACGGGTGGCAGTTGCAGCCCCTATCGGGGTAAGGATCGCAACCCCTATCGGGGTAAGGATCGCACACGAAAACAGAAGCAACATAATAGAAAGAGGGTGACACGTCAGTCTAAACGTCGCCACCATTAAGTAGCACATGGAGAACCACATACACTGGTTCGAACCCGTTGGTCCTGAACGAACGAGTCCGATACAGCATATTGAAGCAGGCCCCGGCATCCTAGCTATGGAAACCCCCAATCATCGCCGCATTCTTGCCATCAAGAACGAAATCGACACCATTACGAGTCGCCCCCATACCACCATCCAACTCTGGGATGACGCCAAGAAGATCACGAATCCCTATGAATATATCTTCCTATCACTCCAAAAGCGAATGCACAAATCGATTGCCGCGATTTCACCGCTCTCCCGCTCCTATTTCAAGATGCTCGAAATGTGGGATCTCCTGGTTCTGGAAAATCCAGGACTAGGCTGCACCACAGATAAGGACCTGGGCCCTTCGTTGAAGCTTCCAGCAACAGAGAGTCCTCTGCTGACGGCGCACTCTGCCGAAGGACCCGGCGGCTTTCTGGAGGCCATTCAACATCGGAGACCCGGCTCCCACATGATTGCCATGACTCTGCGCTCCACCGAACGCACAATCCCCGGCTGGCGTAAATCCGCAGCATTTCTTTCAACGTATCCCAGTGTCCTCATCACGTATGGCGCCGACGGCACTGGCAATCTGTATTCGCTCGACAATCAGGCTGCTTTTGAAGCGACAGCAAAGGCCCATCTGGGCGGCAAGGCGCATCTCTACACAGCAGATGGAGGCTTCGACTTTAGCGCCGATTTCAATGCACAGGAGAATACGGTGCAGCGTCTCTTGGTGGCAGAGGCCCTTTGCGGCCTGAAGTGTCTGCGGCCAGGCGGCACAATGATCCTGAAACTCTTTGATACAAAGAATCAAGGCACACTGGATATTCTCTGGACCCTGTCCACTTGTTTCGATCGCACAGGGGTCGTAAAGCCCCATACAAGCCGGCCCGCCAACTCGGAACGTTACTGGATCGGGTCGGGCCTCCGCGAAGAGATACCACCCTGGATCCCCGACCTCCTCCGCCGCCTCACAGCAACCGATGCCCCTACAGGCTGGAATCAGCTCTTTATTGCACCCCGGTATCCTGCCACCTGGCTCCAACAACTTCGCACATTTCAGTGCACAGTCGAAGAACATCAGATACTCAATATTCAGCGAACTCTTAATGTAATAAATGAGCCGAACCGCGCCGAGATCACAGCCCTCCTGTTAGAGAATATCGTCAAGAGTCGTGAATGGTGTGTCCGCCACCATATTACTCAGAACCGTTTGTATAGTGGCCTTTCGAATGAGGCGGTAGTGATGATGAACCTGGAAGAGGCACTGGCTCCATTCCCAGTTTCGGGCGGACGAATGAGTTTACCAGGAGTGTCCCGACTGCTACCGATGCATCATGGGTTGACCGCCGCCCCGCCTCCACGGCCTCCAGCTGTAGCAGCATGGCATCAAGCATTGCCGGAGAGTGTTCGGGATCCAGCAC